TACCAGCTAATACAATTATGGTACACCGTAAAAAAGATACTAATACTTTATACACGATTAACGCTTTAAATGAGTTAATTAAAAAACTAAATGGGGGAGTAGTTGATACTAAATTTCCTATAGATTGGCAGCATTACAGGAACACAGTTCTCCTAACTCAACATGATGAGTTAAAGCAACTAAAAACAAAAATATTTAAGATTATTGAACTATAGTTTGGTGGTTTAAATATTGGTTCGTATATTAATATAGTTATTAAATAAAAAAAGTTATAAAACATGGATTTAAATGCAATTAAACAACGTCTGAATGATTTTCAAAAGCAGGCGAACAGTTCTTCAGGTGGTCAGCAAAAGCAACTATTCTGGAAACCATCAATAGGTAAACAAGTCGTAAGAGTTGTTCCTAATAAGTACAACAAAGAATTTCCTTTTACAGAGATGAAATTTTATTACGGAATTGGTAGTAAAAGAGTAATGGCATCTCCTTCAAATTGGGGTGAAAAAGATCCAATTATGGAATTCGCTAAACAATTACGTCAGACAAATGATAGAGAAAATTGGAGATTAGCTAAAAAGTTAGATCCTAAAACTCGTATATTTGCTCCAGTAGTAATAAGAGGTGAAGAAGCTGAAGGTGTTAAATTATGGCAGTTTGGTAAAGAAGTATACCAAGAATTTTTAAATATGGCTGCTGATGAGGAAATTGGTGATTATACTGATATTGTAGGAGGTAGAGATATTAAATTATCAACAGTAGGCCCAGAAACAACTGGTACTCCTTATAATAAAACTTCAATTGGCCCTTCATTAAAAACATCTACTTTGTCAGATGATGAAACATTAGCTAGTTCTTTACTAAATGATCAAGCTGATCCAATGAAAGTATTTAAACCACTTTCGTATGATGATATGAAAGCTTCACTACAAGAATTTATAAATCCTGAAGGTGAAGAAGAAGGTGATATAGTTTCAGAACCAGCTGTTGCTTTTGACAGTGATCAGAAAAAATCAAATTATTCATTAGATACTACAGCATCAACAGTTAAAAAATCAAAAGGACAACAATTTGATGATTTATTCTCTGATGACAAAAAATCTGACGATTTACCCTTTTAAAAAATAAATATGGCAAGACCTAAAAAATCACTATCGGAGGCAGTCTCCTCAGAAATCAAATCTAAATTTAATTTAGATGGGTTTAAAGTTAAAAAAGGACTATCTTCTAAAGCTAAATTCAAGGAGCAAGCATGGATTCCACTTTCTGAAGCTTATCAAAAAGTAACTTCAGTTCCTGGAATACCTATGGGACATATTGTTTTACTAAGAGGACATTCAGATACTGGTAAAACAACAGCATTACTTGAAGCCGCAGTTGAAGCACAAAAAAGAAAAATTCTTCCAGTGTTTATTATTACAGAAATGAAATGGTCATGGGAGCATGCTAAAATGATGGGACTTGAAGTTGATGAAGTAATTGATAAAGAAACAGGTGATGTTATTGATTATACAGGTAATTTTCTTTATGTAGATAGAGAAAGTTTAAACTCAATTGAAGATGTTTCTAGTTTTATTTTAGATTTAATTGATGAACAAAAAGGAGGTAATTTACCTTATGATCTATTATTCTTATGGGATTCAATTGGATCAGTACCTTGTGAAATGTCATTAAAATCAAACAAAAATAATAATGAATGGAATGCCGGGGCAATGTCAACACAATTTGGCAATAATGTAAACCAACGTATAGTATTATCTCGTAAAGAAAGTAATCCATATACTAATACATTAGTTTGTATTAATAAGGTTTGGACGTTAAAAGCAGAATCTCCTATGGGGCAACCCAAACTAATGAATAAGGGTGGTTATGCTATGTGGTTTGATTCTACATTTGTTGTAACGTTTGGTAATGTTATGTCAGCTGGAACTTCTAAAATTAAAGCTATTAAAGATGGTAAACAAATTGAATTTGCTAAAAGAGTAAATATTCAAATTGATAAAAATCACATTAATGGTGTTACTACTAGAGGTAAAATTGTTATGACACCCCATGGTTTTATTTTAGATGATGAGAAAGCACTAAAAAACTATAAAACTGAACAAGCAGAAGCTTGGAAAGCTATATTAGGTGGAGGTGATTTTATTATAGCTGAAGAAGATCAATCATACACAGACATTCAGGATTTTGTAAAAGAACCCGAGTAAATATTAGGATACCCGGGATATTTTTCGTATATTTCGGGTATCAAAAATAATCCACATGAAACAGAAAGAATTACAAAAGCTTCTCGATAATCTCGATGAGCAAGGGAAAGAGACTGTAGAAAGTCAAAGAATTCTAATGATAGATGGTTTAAATCTATTTTTTAGAAACTTCGCAATGATGAATATGGTTAATCCTGATGGAGCTCATATTGGAGGTTTAGGTGGGTTTTTTAGATCTTTAGGAGCTGAAATTCGTAGAGTACAACCTACACAAGTTTACGTAATATTTGATGGAGCGGGATCAGCTAATGCTAGAAAAAATCTATTACCTGAATATAAATCAGGTAGAGATCTTCAACGTATAACTAATTGGGATGCTTTTGATGATTTAGAAGATGAACATGATGCTAAGGTAGATCAAATGGTAAGAATAATTCAATACCTAAAGGTATTACCAGTTAAAACAGTCACATTACCTAAAGTAGAGGCCGATGATATTATAGCATATATGGCTGATATCATCCCTCAAAAACCTGAAGATAAAGTATTTATTGTATCATCTGACAAGGATTTCTTACAATTAGTGAATGAAAATGTTATTGTATATCGTCCTATGGAGAAGGAATTTTATACGGAAGAAACTATACGAGAAAAATATAATATGCACCCCCAAAACTTTATTATCCATAAGACATTATTAGGAGATAATTCAGATAAGGTTAAGGGTGTTAAGGGATTAGGTGAAAAAGGATTATATAAAAAATTCCCGGAATTAACTGAAAAAATCCTAACATTAGATGATGTTTATAAAATTTGTGAAAAAAAATATAAAGATCATGTAGTATATGCTCGTATTATCCAACATTTTTCTGATTTAGAAAGAAATTATAAAATAATGGATTTATCAAACCCAATGCTTGATGAAAATGATAAAAAATACTTAACTCAGGTTGTAGAAACCAATGATTATAATTATATTCCGGATCAATTCGTAGCATTTTACAATGAAGACAAATTAGGAGGAATGATACGTAATGTAGAGTTTTGGGTAAAAGATGTTTTTGAAAAATTAAAGTTATAAAAAAAAAGTTATATGACACTTACAAGTTTAAACCAATATGGTACTCATTTTCAGATAAAAGTACTATCTTCACTATTAACACATAAGGAGTTTTTAGTAAATATTCATGATATTTTAAGTGAAGAATATTTTGACAATCAGGCTCATCAGTGGGTTATAAAAGAAATACTTAGGTATTATGATAAGTATCATACGACACCTTCAATGGATATTTTAAAAGTTGAAATTACTAAAATTGAAAATGAAGTATTAAAATTATCTATTAGAGAACAGTTAAAAGCTGCATATGAATCTTCTGATGATGATTTAGAATATGTAAGGGAAGAATTTTCAACCTTTTGTAAAAACCAACAATTAAAAAAAGCATTACTTAATAGTGTTGATTTACTTAAAGCTGGGGATTTTGATGGTATTAAACACTTAGTAGAATCAGCTTTAAAAGCTGGAAATGATAAAAATGTAGGACATGAATATAATAAAGATATTGAATCAAGGTTTAGAGAAGATGCAAGAAGTGTTGTTGCTACTCCTTGGGAAAGAGTTAATGACATACTTCAAGGGGGTCTCGGAAATGGAGATTTTGGCCTTATATTTGGTAATCCAGGGGGTGGTAAATCTTGGAGTTTAGTAGCATTGGGAGGACATGCTGTTAGAGCTGGTTATAATGTATTACACTATACTTTAGAGTTAGGTGAACAATACGTAGGGAGAAGATATGATGCTTTCTTTAGTAAAATACCAGTAGACCAAATTCTAAATAATAGAGCTAAAATAGAAGAAATTATTCCTGAAATTCCAGGTGAATTAATTATAAAAGAATTCCCAACAGGACGAGCAACAATATCAACAATTGAATCACATATTCGTAAAGTAGAAGATTTAGGAGTTAAAGCTGATTTAATAATAATTGATTATGTAGACTTACTTTCAACAAAGAAACGAACTGC